TTTTATTTGAAATTTACCATTTATTGTTATTTTTTTATTAACGACATCAATAGATTGAACTGTTTTTTTACTAACTTGTCCATTTGGCATTATCACACTTAAATGTCCGTTTAAGTTTGGTAAGTTACTTTGGTCAGTTGTTATAACATGATTTCCACCTACTGTTTGTAAATTAAATATTTTTCCTGCTCGCCTAACACCACTTTTAACTTCATCTTGTATTTCAATCAACATTCCCGGCCTGCATAAGGCTCCTGCTTCTAATGTTGTAGTAAAACTAACTGTTTCTGTTTCAGTAGCAAGTGTCGTTAAAAACCATTTTCCAAGTCTTCTAGCTTGAGTCCTTGATGTTACCCCAAAACTATCAATGTTTTTAGAAATTGCACCATACTTATCAATTTCATTTTGATCTAAAACTTCTTCATAAGCTGAATCTCTTAATTCATTATCAAAATATTTAACTACAACTACATTGGCACGAGTTTTTCGTGATACCCCAGAGTAATTAAATCCTTCTTTAGTGACATTTGTTTTATTAAATAAGAATGATGGGTCTAGACCGTTTTTATCTTGTATTAAAGTAATAGATCCAGCAGTATAAAGTGGCATCCCACGAAATACAGAACAAAGAGAATTTATAACTTTAAAAGCATCCTGTCTTTTTCTTAATACGCAATTAAGTGAGAAACGTGGTTCTTTTATTGTTTCTACTTGTCCAGTATTTCTTCGATCTTTAAAACTAACTAATTCTGAACTGTATTTACTAATTGCATAAAAAGAATATATATCTAAATTTGATAATTTTATAAATTGACCAGTACCATATCTTTCTGAAGTTAAAAGATCTAATAAACAAAAAGCAGGATCATTTGTATATTGGGCTGCTGTCAGTTGACCATTAAAAATATATCCATTTGGATAATGTATAAATCCAAAACTTTTTATTTGACTTGCGTTAGCTATACCTAAACTCGCAGCTTGACTCGCATTTCTTACTACAACTGGTGTACCAGTTGAATTTGCTGCTGGTATTCTTACTTTAATTCCATTTATTAAATAAGCTCTTTTGGGTATTGAATTAAATTGCTCTGCATCAATTTTTAATCCTACTAAAGCTGAGTTTGGATAATTTAATACTCTACTAAAAGTACAAGAACCATTAACAACATTTTTTGATTCAGTATGTTGAACTGTAAAAGCAGTAGAGCTAATAACTGTAGTTACTGTGAAATTACCATTGGAAGGTCCTGTATATGAATTATTCCTTATTTGATTATTTCCACTAAACCCAAATTGATTATTACTACCATCATTTAGAAAATTAAACCCTAAACTATCTCCTACTATTTTTGTATGGTCTTCACCAGTATTTACAGTAATTGTATTTCCTGATTGGGAGTATGTGCCAGAAATAGGATTATCAAAATTTTTAATCATTTGATAAGAGGCAACTACAAAACCACTTGTATGATTTATTAATTCATCTGAGCTATTTGCATTTATAGTTGAGTCATCATCAGTTAAGCGAGAGACTTGAAAAGTAACTGGAAAACTATTTCCTGATATATCAAAAGAATATTGTTTTGTATAAGCATCGCCAGTTCTTCCTTTTACAGTTTGTGTAGTGCTTCCATTTATGCTCAAGTCTTGCATGCTAGAACCACTGACTTGTTTTGAAAATTTAATATCTACTTGACTTCCTAAAGTGTCGCCATCTTTATTGACTTTTTGTAAAGCTGCAAATCTTATATCTATGATTACGCTTGTAACAGTTGGATCTGTAATTGTAAAACTTACCGGAGCAGCTTTAAAACAAGTTATGCCAACTCCCTTTGCTGTAGATGTCGTATTAAATCCGTTAAGTACCGGTTGAATAGCTGTACCGTTTGCACGTTGCACCTCAACATCCAGAAAATTATTTGTACCATCTGAATTTTTTAAAGGTGTATTATTTACAAAAACTGACTGCAACCAACTGTTAGTAAACCCACCGGGATCATGTAGCCCTTCTATTTCTCCTTCAGATACAAGGTCTAAGATTCTTGCAAAACTTCTACTATTTAAAGAGTCTTTAGCTGTAGTCGGTGTCCTACCACCACCACCTTTGCTTCCACCACCACCGCCAGCACCTCTTATACCTGAGCCTAATCCGGCATTATGTACACGAATATTATTAGCGATAAAAGTATGTTTGTTTTCAACATTTAAGTTGTAAACAGTTTTTAATCCAATTTTTTTCTTTGAATTAAATGGAACTAAATGATTATTTTGATTAACTGCACAGTCGTCTTTTTCAAGAGTTCCAACTCCAACAAAAGCATTGAACTGATTCAAAATCCAATGGTTTGGAGTAGCAAGGAAAGAAAAACCACCCCAAAAGTTATATTCCCAAACCTCTTCATTTTCATGAATAAAAACCTCTATAACTTTTGATTCATGAATTTTACCTGTGTCATCAAAACTAAGAACAATATCTCCTTTTCTAATATCTTTTATTTTTTTGTAGCCTTTTGGTACAGATACATGTGTATCACCTATAAAGCAACCGCCCCCTCCAGAGCCTTGTATTAGATCTCTAGTCATTATGCCTCAATGTCAGTAGTTGTAATTTTTGCTGAAATTGGAATAGAACCGGTCAGCACATGTCCATAACAGATTGGGACTGCTACTCCTGCACGAGCAGTCTGTTGTATTCCACTAAAACTAAATGATTTAGTTGGGTCTTCCTCTTCTGGTGGGACTTCTGGCACAGGAGTTAGCAAACCAGCAACCCCAGTTAATAACATCAATATTCCAATATTTCCAGCCATTGCACTTATTCCAGCACCACCGGCAAATCCACTTAATCCAAAAGTTAAACTTGTGCCTCCAGTAAATACAGCAGCACCTATTAATGCAACACCAGCAATCATTCTACCGACATTACCAGAACCACTAATTACAGGAATAATTTTAATATCACAATTATTATTTGAAAAATTTAACTCTTCTTTACCTATACAAGTCTCACCACAATATACTTGATAATTATTTTGAGCAATATGAGATTCTATTCCTTGATAATTTGCCATTAAAAACCTAATAGCATCTATAGGGCTATTTAATACTGCTTCAAAAACATCGTTGCCATCACAGATGTCTACTAATTCACCATATAGTTTTATTTTATTTAACATAACGTATCCTCTTGCCAGTGCATTTCATGAGCCACTCTCCATAGAAATCTCTTGAACTTAGTCTACCTTCAATATGATGCAAAATCATTTGATTTTGTAATAGTACACCTATATGGTTTAAACCTGTACTGTTTAAGGAAAAAAGTAAGCAGTCATTAACTTGCAAGTTTTCCGAAGGCTCTAACTCTCTAAAGCCTGTATCTATAAAACATCTTTCAAAATATGGATTATCAGAAAAATCTTGTGGATTTATAGGTCTTTCCCAATCTCGTAATTTTATATTAATTGTTTCAAAATAATCTCTCATTAAACTCCAACAGTCATGTATTCCAAACACATATTCTCGACCAACTAGAGGTGCTTTATAGCCACTTGGCTTAAAACTATGCCATTTATCAAAAGCGACTGAATATATATACCAAGGCATTTTGTATTTTTCACAAACAGATTTATCTGCTGAAGAAGGATAAGGCTCTTCAAACGGATGTGAATGAAACACTCCTACTATTGTTCCTATATCAGCTACATCTGCATAATCTTTTGGTTTAATGATAAATGTATGTTTGGGACTAACAGAGATATTTTCACAAGGTTTATATTTTGTTTTTCCTTTATGTATATAAACTAAACCGCAAGCTTCCTCTGGAGAAATTTGTTTTGCGTGTTCTTCTGCATTAATTTTCCAATCAAGCATGAAAAGAACCAATCCCCGGAAATTCTCTAGGTAGGCACTGCCTTCTTGGAATTTTATATGATGGTAAATCTATTGGGGCTGCAAGTTCAAATTCAACAATATCTTTATTCTCTCCCGATTTTCTATCAATCTCAAAAATAACATCTTCAAATCTTACATTAGGATTTTCATGTGGATTACTTGGTGCTGAAGAAACACTTGTTGTATTTCCCATATTATTACCATGAACAGCACATGAATATCTTGCTGAATGATTATTAGGGGAAACAAAATAAGATACAGTCATGTCTCGTCCTGCAACTCCTGTTGTCGTAACATCATTTGCAAATGTTAATTGATTATTTGCAGCATTTTTTAAAATTAAAGGGTGATTTGTATTAGATGAGTCTGTCTGTACAAATCTATATGTATTCCCCTCAACTAAACTTAATGTTGGATTCTTAACACCATTTATATAGAAATAATTAGCTCCACCAACATTTTGAACAGTAACAACATAAGTTATTGTTTCCCCAGCAAAGTTACTTGCAGATATAAATTTAGCCATTGTTCTAAATTTAGTAACTTTTGCTCCAATCAAATCATTATTAGGAGTAATACTATTTACATCAGCCAAAATTGATGAAACAGTAGATAGTAAATTACTTATCCTTAAAGTAGGTCGTGGCAAACTTGATTTTTGACTAGAACCTTTAAAATCAAAACCTTCTGCCTCTATAGGCATTTGACTATAAGTATTACCATTAAAAATTAATTGTCCTTGCGAGTTCTGAGCAACACCACTATGCCATCTGTAAATAGTATCAACATTATCAGGATTTCCAGTAGGATAATGTAAGCCCTCAACAAGTTCTAATTCATATAAATCTATAATTGCTGATGGATTTGTTTGCTGTAATTCTGAAATAGGTATAGTCATACTTCAAAAACTTCTTGAAATACTAATGAAATATCATATAAGCCTGCTGACACTACAGTTACCGAAGGATTAGCACAAGTAAATTTACCACTTGCTCCATAAGGAGGAATATAAGTAAATGCTTTTGCACCACCATCACCTTTTAGCGGATCAGCTAAAAAAGCAAGGATATTGTCTGTTGTTGTTTTATCTCTATTTTCAAAACTAAGAGTATATTTTCTTTTAGTTGAGTTTAATCCGGATCTTAAGCGTTGAGCATATCCATCCCCAAGCTTTACTTCTATAATGTCATTCTCTATTTCTAGTCTTGGAGAATAACTTGGTGCGACATCAGAGCCGACAGTTGTAGTGTCAAAAGTAGCCATTATTCGTAAAGAACACCTCCGGGCATTTTAGCTTTTACAAGTTCTGCTTGAATTGCATGACCAATCATTTTACCTAACTGATTGGCTTTTGTATTGTTTCCCTCAGCTTTTGTACCAGAAGCGTTTACAGAAACATTAACAACATTATTACTTGTTGCACCAGTTGTTTCAACTCCAAGTTTACCTTGCCTATTTCTAGTCAATGGCATAATAGCTTCTGGGCCAGCTTCTCCCATAAGTCCTGCCCCATCAGCCATTGGGAAAAGAGTTGGACGGGACACTATGCCCCCATAGGCATAAGGAACGATTTTGTTCTTAGCTAATACTTGACCTTTTGCTGCAAAAGCCGTAGGGGTTTGAACTTCACTTCCTCCACTAACTACTCCACCATCTCCAAATCCTAAGAAGTTTTTAACACCCATAATTGCTTTAAAGAATAATGC